TCAGCGTGGCAGAAAAGAGTTCCCTGATACTGTTGCTTTTGCTAAACAGTATGATGCGGATAAAGTGTTTAATGATTCTTGGAAACCTTTAATAAAAAAACTTGCTTCTAAATGATTCCTGTTCTTGGCTTTCTCACTTACTCTAAGTTTGATTTAGCGGAAAGACTTTTGGCTAGTATTGACTATCCAATAGAGCATCTTGTTATTGTAGATAATTCTGGCAGGCGTGCTTGGCAACCTAAAAAACCTGATCTAGTTGAAAACCTTTGGTTCATTCAGTTGCCTTTTGGGTTAGGTTATGGCGGTGGTTTGAATCTGATAATTAAATCAACACCTTTTGCCCCGTATTGGGTTTTGTTGAACGATGATTCTGTTTTATCGCCTGGTGCGTTGCAAAAGATTTCTGAACAGGTTGATACGGAAGCTATAAACTTTTTGAGTATTATGCCTAAATGGTCTGGGTTTGTTTTAGGTGAAGGGGCTGTTTTGAAGGCTGGTTTGTTTGATGAACGCTTCCATCCGATCTATTTTGAAGATAATGATTATGAACGCAGGCTTCAGGCGGCAGGTGTGAAAGCTAACTTTATTTATGCTGTTTTAAGGCACGATAATAGTTCAACTTTGAATAGTGGTTTTCATTCGCAGAACGATAAGACTTTTAGGGCTAATCACTTGCTTTACGAAAAGAAGGTTGCTGAAAATGATTTATCGCAAGGCTTCTGGGATTTGGCGATTAGAAGGAATAATTCTTGGGAAAAATAGTTTATACGGGTGGAACTTTTGATTTGATACACGCAGGGCATATCAAGTTTTTGAAAGCCTGTAAGCGTATTGCTGGCGATGATGGGCAAGTTTATGTTGCTTTGAATACTGATGAATTTGTTGAAACCTATAAAGGTAAAGCCCCTGTAATGACTTTTGATGAACGCAAAACTGTTTTACTTGCCTGTAAGTATGTTGATTTTGTTGTTGCTAATCTTTCTGGGGCTGATTCTAAACCCACTATTTTGGCTTATGAACCCGATTTTATTGTGATCGGTGATGACTGGGCTAGGAAAGATTATTATGCGCAAATGCAATTCACGCAGGTTTGGCTTGATGAACAGGACATTCAGTTAGTTTATGTTCCTTACACTAAAGGCATTTCTACTACTGACTTGAAAAAGCGTATAGCAGGATAGTAGATAAACTTAGTATTGACTTTAGGAGATTTATTTTGGCACTAACTAACGCTTACTGCACTTTAGCGGATGTGAAAGCTTCCCTAAGAATTCAAGATACGATAGATGATGTTTTGATAGAAAACAGCATTAACGCTGCTTCTAGAATGATAGATCAGTATTGTAACCGAAACTTTTATTCTGGTTCGGCTGGTGAAGTCCGATACTATAAGGCTACTGATGGCTATATGTGTTGGATAGATGATATGCAAACTATTACGCAAGTTCAAACTGCCGCTACAGATCCTGTTATTTTTGATACTACTTGGGCTTCTACTGATTATCAGGTTTTACCTGCTAACAGGTGGGCTAATGGTGCTTGGTATCCGATTACTGCGATTACTGCTGTTGAAAACTATTTGTTCCCTGTTTGGGCTGAAATTGCGTTAGTTAAAGTTACAGGCACTTTTGGTTGGAATGCTGTTCCTGAATCTATAAAGTTTGCAACTATTATTCAAGCTTCACGCTTGTTTAAGCGTTTAGAATCTCCGTTAGGTGTTGCAGGGGTTTCTGATTTAGGTATTTTGCGTGTTGGCTACAACATTGACGGGGATGTTGCGCAACTGATTAACCCGTTTAGACTTCTTAGAACTGGTGCGTAATGGCTATAAGTAACCTGCGTGAAGGGTTAGCAAATAATCTGAAAACTATTCCAGGTCTTAGAGTTGTTGATACTTTACCTGATTTAGTGAATCCGCCTATGGCGATGATTAGTTTAGACAGCATTGCCTATAATAAGCAGAATCAGAAAAGTATGGCTGAATATACTTTCAAAATAAATGTTGTTGTTGGGCGTGTTTCTGAACGCATAGCGCAACAGAACCTAGATTTGCTGGTTGCCCCTGAAGGTGATTCTGTAAAGGCGGCTGTTGAATCTGACCGCACTTTAGGCGGTTATGCTTATGATGTCTTCATCCCTGCTTTAGTGGCGATGGGGTCAGTACAAATAAATGCAATAGACTACTTAAGTGCCGAGTTTTCGGTGCAAGTTTTCGCAAGATAAGGAAAAATAGATGGCAATTTTTGTTGCAACCGATTTCAGCGTTAGCATTAACGGATCTACTGCGTTAGCTTCATACCTTACACAGGTTGAGTTGAAGACTACCGCTAACGATGTAACTACTACTTCTTTTGGTTCTACTTGGGTTACCCGTGTAGCAGGTTTGAAGGAAGGTTCGCTTACGCTTACTTTTAATCAGGATTATGCTTCTTCAACTGTAGATGCAACTTTGTGGCCACTACTAGGCACGCAAGCAACTGTAGTTATCAAGCCTACTTCTACTGCTATAAGCGCAAACAACCCTTCCTATACTGTTCCAGTTTTGGTTATTGACTATACCCCCGTCGCAGGGAACATTGGGGATCTAAGCACTTTCTCAATTACACTCCCAACTTCAGGTGTGGTTAGCAGGGCTACAGCCTAATGAATCAGATTATTCTTTCCATAATCCTTTTAGATGGAACTGAATTAGAACTGAAATCAACTGCTGGGGACATAATCAAATGGGAATCCTATTTTGATTTGAGTATTACCGATCTGAATAGAACAACTCACTTGCTTTATTTGGCTTGGCTTGCGGTGAAGCGTGAAAGTAAAACTTCTTTAGAGTTTGAAGCGTGGGCAGATACAGTAAAAGAAATTTCTGTTTCTGACCCAAAAGCCTGAAGCCGCTAGGCGTTGATTCTTACCATTGGTTGATAGCAAATATTGCTATTGCTTCTGGTATTGCCCCTAGTGTTTTGATGCAAGAATCTGACCGAATGTTGAACACTATGCTTTTTGCTATAAGGTATCAAAGGGGCGGGGATGGCTAACGAAGTTGTCTATGATGCTAGGGGTCTAATTAAAGATCTTGAAAAGTTACAGCCTGGACTAAAGAAAGAACTTCTAAAAGAAGCTCGTAGTGAAGCAGAACCTTCCCTACAAGCGGTTAGAGATGCAATTAAACTTGATGCGCCTTTATCGGGTATGGATAAGGCTAATAATAGGCGTGGAAGGCTTGCTTGGGGGCAGAAAATTCCTGCTAATCAAGTTAAGTTTGGTATCAGAATTACAGGTAGCAAAAAGACTACTATTACTCCTTTATTTAAACTTATTGTTAGATCACCGATGACTGCTATTACTGATGTTGCTGGTAAGGGTTCGGGTATTCCTAGAAGGGATAGAACAAAAGAGTATGCCTATAAGGGTGGCACTAGAACCCACGCTGTAAATAGGCAGGGGCAGTCTATGATCTATTATTTGCGCCTTAGAAGAAGAAACAATTTTGTTTATCCTGCAGTTGAGAAAAGCCTGCCTATGACGGAACGGAAACTAAAATTAGTTTTAGATAGATACGCCGCTAAGGTAAATAGGAAGTTGAACTGATGGCAGTTATAGTAAATCTTTTATCTAAGTTTGATGATTCGGGTATAAAGAAAGCGAAGAAGTCTTTTGGCGGGTTAAAGTCTGCGCTTGGTGCTGTTGGTTTAGGTTTAGGCTTTAAAGCCATTACTGATGGTTTGTTGGATGCGGCTAAGGCTGCTTCGGCTGACGCTAAGTCTATGCAGTTGTTGAATAATCAGTTGCAGAAGAACGCTAAAGCTACGGATGCGCAGATCAAGCAGAACGATAAGTTTATAGATACTCTTTCTAATCAGGTGGGTATTGTTGATGACGAGTTGCGCCCTGCTATGGGAAAACTTGTTCGGGCTACAGGTGATACTTCTAAATCGCAAAAACTTTTGAAACTTGCTTTGGATGCTTCGGCTGTTTCGGGTAAGCCTTTGAATACTGTTGCTGATGCGTTGTCTAAGGCTTTTGTTGGCAATAAGATGCAACTTGTCCGCTTGTTTCCTGCGTTGAAAGAATCTAAGGATTTGTTTGCGGATTTGGAAAAGACTGTTGGCGGGGCTGCTATTCAACAGGCTGACCCTTTCAGCAAATTTAATGTTGCTATGGATAATTTGAAAGAAAAACTTGGGGCAGTTATTTTGCCTTATCTTGTTGATTTTATAGATACGATGATGAAACCTGGTGGGGCGATAGATCAGGTTGCGCAATTCCTTGAAGATGTTTCTAATCCGAAGACTGAAGCAGGTAAAACTTTCTTACAGATTAAGGATGCTGTTGATTCTGCTATTAGTGGCGTTAAGGATTTCTTTGCTTTCTTTGGTGATGGTGATGCTGTAAAAGGATTTGCGAATGTTGCTTCTTCTTTAGTAAAAATGTTGCCTGCGTTGCTTGCTCTAAAAGGTATTTTGATGTTGGCTAGTGCAGGTAAAAGTATCGCTAACCTTGCTAAAGCTATCGGGTTCATAAGCCAAAATAGTGGGTTTAGAATCAGCCCCAGAAAGATTAGCAACAACAAAATCAACATACTTACAGGCAAGTAAAACAGTTTTGCGTTCATC